ATTGTGGGCCGCGGCGGCATCGGCCGGCCGCTCATCTCATCCGAGCACAAAGTTGGCCCCTATGAAACCAAGCTCTTCACGGTGGGTGTTGACACCGCCAAAGAGGATATTTTTACCTCGTTCCGCGTCAAGGAGTCCGGGCCAGGGTATTGCCATTTCAGCGATACCCTCATGCCCGAATACTTCCAGCAGGTGACGGCTGAAAAGCTGGTCACCCGCAAAAAAGACTTTCACACCATCATGGAATGGGTAAAGGTAGGTGAGCGCAACGAGGCGCTCGATTGTTTCGTCTATGCCCGCGCGGCGGTGGCCATCCGCCGGCCAAACTTCCGCAAGATTTACCGCGAAATGTTCCGCCAATCCGAGGCCCTGCGCAAGCAGCGTGAAGCCGCAGGCACCCCCGCGCCCACGCCGGCCGAGGAAACCATCGGCCCGGCCGCGCCGCCGTTGCCGCCGCCGCCCAAACCCCCAGCGCTCCCTGCGTCCACAGCGCCGCGCCGCCGCCGGCCGAACATCGCCGCACAGCTCAGAAACCGCCTCCGCTAAAAAATTTCAACTTTTTTGAAAATACCCGTTGACTCGTTTATGTTTGTATCGTACGATACAAAATGAAAGGGGAAAGAAGATGAGTTGCAAGACGATTGAATCGCGGAAAGTTGACAACACGGCTGAATCGTTTATCGAGAATATCCGGCAAATGATTCTTAATAACGGCATCGATCTCGATGTGGTCTACGTCGAGCAAGTTGGCACTGGCGCAACACCCGCCCGACTCTACTTGATCGAGCGTACCCTCACGGATGGATCGAAGGTGCACGACCTAACCATCGGTTTTGAGAACTGAGGCCGCCGTGAAAGATAAAATAACAGAACGCCAGTACATCGATTTTCAAACCGCCTTCGACTTTTTCAACACCAAACTATTCGCAGGCAACTTGCCCCAGGCGCTCATTACCTTACAGCGGCACTCGAAGGCCCGCGGTTACTTTGCCCCGGAGCGGTTCCACGGCCGCGCCGAAAAAATCCGTATTCACGAAATCGCCCTTAACCCGGATGCGTTCTGCGATGTAACCGATGAGCGCATTCTCTCAACCATGGCGCACGAGATGGCGCACTTATGGCAACAGGTGCACGGCCGCGCACCGCGACGTTGCTATCATGATCGGGAATGGGCGGCGAAGATGAAAGAGATTGGCCTGCAGCCAACTACCACCGGCGGCCCCGATGGTAAAGAGACGGGCCAGAATGTAACTCACTTCGTAATCAAAGGCGGCCCTTATGCCCGCGCGTATGCTGAGCTTGCTAAAAAGGGTCTCAAGCTGCGCTGGGAATCGCCCGCGCCCATGGCCGCAGAGGCAAAAGCAAAGAGCGAGAGCAAAACAAAGTTTACTTGTCCCTCGTGCGAACAGAACGCCTGGGCAAAGCCCGACGCCGTTCTAATCTGCGGCGTCTGTTACGAAGACGACCCTGACGATCCGCAAACTATGCTTGCCGCCGCTTAATCGGCCTAGATTCGCGCTAAATTCGCATTCCTGCCCATAGTCAAGCTATGGGCAGTCTTGCGAATCCCGTTACGCCAATCCCGCAGTTTTCTGATTCCGATATACCGCTTGAGCCCACCCGGCTCCGCGCCGGCGATTCGTGGAATTGGCTGCGGCAATTCCCTAACTATCCCAGCGCCCTTTACACCCTCTCTTACATCCTCAACAGCGCCGGCAATCGCTTCGTGTTTCCATCCGCCGCCATCACCCCGGATGGTGATGGCGAGGGCTTTGTTATTCAGGTGACCGCAGCGCAAAGCACCGCCTGCCCGGCCGATATTTACGATTTTGTCGCCGTGCTTTCAGGCATTGCGGAAACCACCGCGGCCGGCCAGCAGATAACGCTGGTGCTGCAATCGGTTGCCGTCGATCCCAACCTTGCCACCGCCGGCGCGCCCGTCGATACGCGCAGTTTTGTCAAGCGCACCCTCGACATGATCGAGGCCGCCATATCAGGGAACACGCGCCCCGACGTGCAGGAATACATGATTAACGGCCGGCAGATTCGCAAGCTCAGCCCGCTCGATCTCGAGAAATACCACGGGATTTACGAGAAAAAGTACCGCGCCGAGCGCCGCGCCCGCGGCGAGTACGCGCCCACCTCCAGCATCGGATTCCGCTTTAAGCCAGGCGCGTAAGGAGAATCATGGCAAGGATTGAACCGCTCGATTTACGCGAAGCCCGCACAGAGCTGGCCAACCGCAATGCTGAGGCCGCGGAGAAACGCTCACTCACCGAGGCGTCGACGCTGGCCCAGCTTGGCGGCACGTCGGGCTGGGGCGGCTTCAACGGAGCCAAGCTCAACCGGATGCAGAACGATTGGCCATCGGCCTCACGTTCCGCCGATCAGGACCTTATAACAGATCTGCGGCGGCTGCGCGCCCGCGCCCGCAATCAGGCCATCAACAGCCCCACGGCTACAAAGTTTCTGCAGATGGTCCGCATGAACGTGGTGGGACCGCACGGCGTCAAATTGGCCTTCAAGGTTCCGCGCCAGCGCAAAACAAAAACCAGCGCACTCGATGATGCAACCAATCTCGAATTGCGCCGTGGCTGGGAAGAGTGGGGCAAAAAGGGATCGTGTACAGTTTGCGGGCGCTACTCTCTCCGCGAGCTGGATCGCCTTTTTGTTGAGAACGTCGCGCGAGACGGAGAGCAGTTGATCCGCATGGTGTACTTTGACGGCCGCAAGCCAGGCGCGATCAACCCATTCGGCTTTGCCTTGCAATTGATCGACGCCGATCAACTCGACGACAGCTATACCCAGATGGCCGCGGCCAACGGCGTGCAGATTCGCATGGGCGTCGAAGTGAATCAGTATCAGCGCCCCCTGGCTTATCACATCTTCGACGGCAACCCTTACGAGGTTTCATTCAGCTCGGCCAATCGTGTGCGCGTTCCCGCCGATCAGATCGTTCACTGGTTCATCGCCCACCGCACCGGCCAGTCGCGCGGGTATCCGTGGTTCGCCGCAACCATGAGCCAGCTCAACATGCTCGACGGATACTTCTCTGCCGAGCTTGCCGCAGCGCGCATCGGCTCATCGGTTGTGATGTCGATTGAGAGCGCAGCCGACGACGGCGACGACGGCCTCAGCGGAGATGGCACGAACGCGGACGGAACAAAGGCCGTCGATATAGGCACCGGTATGGCGCTTGAGTTAGGTGCCGGGCAAAAGTTAGAGGATCACACCCCCTCGCATCCTACCAACGCATTCGAGCCATTCATTAAGCAATCGGGCCGCGTGATTGCCTCGGGCATGAATGTTGCCTATCACAAGCTCTGCAACGATCTGGCCGGCGTCAATTACAGCTCGGGCCGCCTGGGCGAGCTTGAAGAGCGCGATTACTGGATGGAGATTCAAACCTCCATGATCGACAACGTCAAAGAGCCAATTTATGAGCGGTGGTTAAGCTCCGCGCTCCTCAACCGCGCGCTCGATCTGCCCCTTGCCGATCGCAAGAAATTCAGCGGCCCATCGCTCAAGTGGGAGCCGCGCCGCTGGCCGTGGGTTGATCCGCTCAAAGATGTGCAGGCGTCGACGCTGCTCGTGCAGAACGGCTTTGAGACACACGAATCGATCCTCAACAGCCAGGGCCGCGATCTGGCCGAAACATACGCGCAACTCAAGGTCGAGCAGGACCTTGCCGACGAGCTTGGTCTGGCGCTCGGAACCGATATCCGCGGCCAGGGAACAAGCGAGATAAACAACGAAGATGAGACACCAGAGAGCGGCGGCGAGGGCGAAGAAAAACCCGCCGCCCAGGAAAACGAGAAACCGGCCAAGCCAAAGGCCAGGCCGACGCCTGCGCCGGCAAAGCCGAAAGTAAAGCGCGGAATGCACCCGGCCAACGCTGAGATTTGGGATTTGACCAGGGATGAGGACTGAAATTGGCGGGGAAACCCGCAGTCAAGGCACGGTGAATATATGAGCACTGAAAAGAAAACGCCGACCGCTCTCCCGGTGCAATATCGCGCCGCGGTGATCGACGCCGAACGCAAAGACGGGGAACGGCTCTCGGGCGATGATCCGGGCCGCTTTAGCTTTGTGGTGAGCAGCGAAGAGCCCGTGCGCCGTTGGTTCGGCGATGAGATTCTCCTGCACGGCAAAGAGAACGTGCGCACCGGCCGCCTCGATGCCGGCATGGTGCCCAACAATTTCAACCACGATCCCGATCAGCAGCTCGGCATTGTCGATAAGTACGAGCTGAAAGGCGGAAAGCTCCGCGTGAGCGGGCCATTCAGCCGCTCGGCTTTCGCGCAAGAGAAGCGCCAGGACTACGACGACGGCATTCTCAAGGCCGCATCCGTTGGTTACAAGGTTCACAAAATGGTGCGGACAGTCACCGAAGACGGCGACGGGGAAGAAGACCCCGAACAGGCCGCGCGGTGTGAAGTCCGCGATTGGGAACCGTGCGACGCCTCTCTTGTGACAGTGCCTGCGGATTACACGGTTGGCACCGGCCGCGCCGAATCGGGGAACGACGAATTTCCCGTCGATCTTGAAACCATCCTGCAGCGTGCGGAACCCGCGCCCGCCGCGCCACCCTCAATCGAAGTGAAACCTGCACAGGAGAAAAGAACCATGGCCGAAACGGCTGTTGTACCCAGCGCGGCTGAAACTGAGCTGAAACGGCGGGATGAGATTATGGCCGTTGCGGCAAACCCCGAGTGGTCGAAGTACCTCTCGGATGGCGATGTCCGTAAGGCCATCGAAGACAAGTCAACCCCCGACGCATTCAAGGATCAGGTGATCCGCAAGATCATCGAAGCCAACGATGCGGCCAAGGTTGGCACACTCGGCGAGCGCACGTTTGCCGACGCATCGTCCAAGGAACAAAAGAGCTACAGCCTGGTCAACATGCTGCGCTCGCTGGTGAATGCGGCCAAGCCTGGAACCTTCCAGGGCGCATACGAGGCCAAATTCGAGCGCGAGATGTCCACCGAAATCGGCAGGCGCCTGGGCAAGAGCACGCCCGGCGTCTTTGTTCCGCTTGCCGCTCTCACCCGCGCGCTGGGTACCCAGACCATCGCCGCCGGCTCCGGTCAGCTCGCGTTAACATC